ATCACATATCAGACTGATCAAAAAATTAAATCGTTAATTACCTTTGCAAATGCTGAACCACTTACCGAGAGAGGAAAGTATTGGTTATATGTCCACGCTTCAAACACTTGGGGTAATGATAAAGTTTCTTATGATGAAAGATATGCTTTTACCGCAACAAGACTTAACGAGTTTGTAGGATATGCCGAGTTTCCTCTGGATAATACAGGGTGGAACTACGCAGACAAACCTATGGAATTTCTCAATGTTTGTATGAACCTTAAACGACTTAAAGAAGAAGGTTCTGGATTCACCTGTAATTTACCTGTGAGTATGGACGCTACTTGTTCAGGATTGCAGGTGCTTTCAATACTAATGAGAGACGAAAACACCGCAAGAAAAGTTAATGTGTTACCTAGCGATAGACCACAGGATATTTATTCAGCAGTTGCAGATCAAGTTAGAAGCGAAGTAGAACTTAAAGCTGGACAAGGATCACAAGAGGCAAATCGTTGGTTGCAATTTGGTATCACAAGAAAAATAGTAAAAAGAAATATAATGACTTATGTTTATTCATTAAAACCTTATGGTGCTAGACAACAAATATTTGATGAATACAAAAGCATTATAGAATTTAATCCTGAAAAAAAAGTGTTAGCAGATGACGGTTTTAGTGATTGTCGTTGGTTAGCTAAAATTGTTTGGGATAAAATGGAACAAGAGATAGAACTTGAAGCACAGTTAATGAAGTGGTTTCAAGAATGTTCTAAATTATTTGCTAAAGCTAACCTACCTATGAAGTGGACTACCCCAATGGGTTTCCCCGTTGAAATGGATTATAGATATTTAATACCATTTAAAGTTAAAACGGCAATAAGTGGATCATTGGTTTATACGACATACAGGAGAGAATTAAATCGTAAAGATTCTAGGAAATATTCTTCGTCAGTGTCGCCAAACATTGTTCACTCATTAGACGGGTCAATTGCCCAAGCAGTTGCTTTGTATTGTAAAAATCACGAAAGACCAATTAACGATTTGTTAATGGTTCACGATAGTTTTGCAACTAATCCTAATCGAATAGATGATTTACAAGAAATCATTAGACAAGTTGTTGTTGATTTATTTAAGAACGATTACTTAGATATTTTATATAACGATTGGAAAGCTCAATTACCTAGTAAGTTAAAAGATAAAATTACTTTGCCGCCAGCAAGGGGTAATTTAGATATTAACGAAATCAAAACAAGTAGCTATTTTTTTAGTTAAATAGTTGCGATATGGAGACTAATATGAAACTATTTGTATATGGAACATTAAAAGAAGGTTACGCATTAAGTTACGTTTTATCTAAAAGTAAAAAACTAGGAACTTACATTACAAAACGAAAAGGTTTTATGATGACGGGTTTTTGGTTTCCTTATGTTTGGGAAAAACGAGATTCAAATTATTCAATAAAAGGAGAACTGTATGAAGTAGATCAAAACGATTTAAGAACAGCAAATAGAATTGAACTAAGTGCTGGATATGAACTTATGGAAATAGACAAAGATGTTTGGGGATATGTATATCCTAAGAAAAAAGATAGACGTTCTTTAAACATTATTAAAAACACTAAAGAGAAATATTACGAATGGAGAAACTTTAATGATATGGATAAAATTTAAGTTAATAGTCTCGCTTTCGAGATATTCTCACAAAGGACAACAAACACAGAGGTACTCTTGGAGGAAAACATTATGATAAACGAAAAGCAAATACATACTACTGAAATAGGTACAGGAAATTTTCCTTATTTATTTACACCCGATACTCAATATGAGAAAAGCGGAGTGTTCTCAGTAAAACTTGTTTTGTCTAAAAAAGACGCAACACCAATTGTAAAACTATATGAAGATACATTGGTTGCTAGGCAAACAAAAGAAAACACAAACAAGCGATCAGCTCATAATCAATACAAAAGTTTAGAAGACGGAAGTGTTGAATTTAAATTTAAGCTTAAAGCTAAAGTTACAATGAGAGACGGAACTGACTTCGAGCAAAGACCGAAGATTTTAAATGCCGATAAAACAATTGCAGAATCGCAACCTGTTTATAGCGGATCAAAAATGAAGATCGCCTTTCAAGCTGTATCTTGGCACAACAACCTACAAGGTGTGGGAGTTGCATTAAGATTAAAGGCAGTACAGTTAATCGAAGTTGTTTCAGAAAAACCAAAATCAAACGGAGAAAAATCTAATTCTGAATATGATTATGGATTTGATGAAGTAAAACAAGTTTCCAAAAATGTACCTAGTGGGAAAAAGGAAGTTTCCGTATCGCAAGAAGCGGACTTCTAATTATCGTAGTGGGCTAGAGGAAAGCGTAATTAATAATCTTAAACAAAGAAATGTTAATTTTAATTATGAACAACGTGTTGTGTGTTACTCGAAGCCCGCTACTAAACACAAATACACACCCGATATTGAATTGGAAAATGGAATACTTATCGAAATTAAAGGATTCTTTAAAAGAGAAGACAGACGAAAACATATTCTCATTAAAGAACAACATACAAACTTGGATATTAGATTTGTTTTTGGAAACTCTAATAACAAAATCTACAAAGGTTCTAAAACAACTTATGCAGATTGGTGCAACAAGCACGGTTTTTTATTTGCCGATAAAATTATTCCGAATGAATGGATAACAAAATAATGGGAGAGAAAATGACAGAGCAGGACGATCAAATAAAAAAGTTAACTGAAACTTTTAAAGAAGAAAAACGAGTTTTACTTTTAACCATACGAAATTTACAAGATATGGACGAAGCTCACAAAAAAGTTATTGGCGTATTAAACAGGCAATTATCAGAGCTTAAATTACAAATTAAAAAGATAGAGGAAAATCATTTGAACGCTGGAAGGAAAGCGGGGTTTGATGTCTAATGATAGTGAATTTATTAAACACTTACCGTGTACGCATTGTTCATCTAGTGACGGAATGGCTCTCTACTCTGATGGTCATACTTTTTGTTTTGTGTGCAACACTACTACTAGGGATAATGGCAATACAGTTTTGGATACAAGCGAAGTTAGGTCAGATTTATTACAAGGTAAGTTCATACCTTTACCGAAAAGGAAATTAACTTTAGAAACTTGTAAGAAGTGGGATTATGCTATTGCAGAATACAATAATGAAACTGTCCAAGTAGCAACTTACTACGATAAAAATAAAAAACCTGTATTTCAAAAAGTAAGATTTAAAAATAAAGAATTTAAAACTATTGGCGATATAAATAAAGCCACGCTTTACGGACAGCACTTATGGAATAGTGGTGGTAAAATTTTATGCGTATGTGAAGGGGAGATAGACACTTTAAGTTTATCTCAATTGTTTAACCATAAATACGCAGTGGTAGGAATACCTAACGGAGTTAACGGGGCAGTTAAATCTTTAAAGAAACAATTAGAATTTTTAGAAAGTTTTGAACAAGTCATTTTCTTTATGGATCAGGACGACGCTGGTCAAGAATGTGCAAAGAAATCTGCTGAATTATTATCAGTAGGTAAAGCTAAAATAGCAACATTTGAACTTAAAGACGTTAATGAAATGTTAGTTAGCGGATTAGGTGCTGACGTTATTAAGGCTATGTGGGAAGCAAAAACATATAGACCTGATGGTGTTGTTGCTGGAGAAGAACTTTGGGAAGTAATTAGAAAAGAAGATGAAAAAGCTACAGCCTTTTATCCGTATGAAGGATTAAACAGAAAATTATTTGGAATTAGAAAAAGAGAAATAGTTACAATCTGTGGCGGTTCTGGAATTGGTAAGTCTTTAATGACTAAAGAAATTGCTTACCATTTAATTAAAGCTGGTAAAAGAATTGGAATAATATCTTTAGAAGAAAGTTTAAAAAGAACTTGTGAAGGTATTATTGGATTACATTTAAATAAACCTATTCATATAAATAGAGATAATGTTTCTGAAACAGAATTACTACAAGCTTATAAAGAAACTATAGGTAATGGTAATGTATTTTTATACGATCATTGGGGTTCAGTTGAAGAAGATACAATTATAAATAAAATTAAATATTTCGCTAAAGCATTAGATATAGAATATTTATTCATAGATCATATTTCAATTATTGTTAGCGGTTTAGAAACTAACGACGAAAGAAAAACAATTGATTTGTTAATGACAAAACTTAGAGCATTAACAGAGCAATTAAATATTGGTGTAATAATTATTTCACACTTAAAAAGACCAGAAGGAAATAAAGATCACACTGACGGGTTAAAAACTTCTTTAGGTCAATTAAGAGGTTCGGGTTCAATTGGTCAATTAACAGACATTTGTATTGGCTGTGAACGTTCAACTTCTGACGTAGAAGATTCAAAGAAAACAACTGTAAGAATATTAAAAAATAGATTTGCAGGAATAACAGGTGTTGGAACAACACTTAAATACAATTCAGATACAGGGAGACTTCAAGAATATGAAACAACCAATAATTTTTGATATTGAAACAAATGGTTTAAATCCTTCAACAGTACATTGTTTAGTATTACAAAAAGAAGGAAAAGAAATTTCGTTCGTTGGACGAGATATACCGAAAGGTATTGATTTACTTGCTGACAATTTAATCGTGGGACACAACGTTATTAAGTACGACCTCCCTGTCTTAAAACGTTTGTATAACTATTCTCATAGCCCTGAGTTAGTACACGACACTCTATGCCTTAGCCGTCTTATCTACCCTGACATAGCAAATAGCGTAGACTTCAAATTGTTAGCAAGTGATCGCATAGAAAAATCTAGCGTAGGTAAGCATAGTTTAAAAGCTTGGGGACAAAGACTTAATTTTCATAAAGGAGATTTTGCAGAGGTTAATACTTTTGATGTCTTTACACCTCAGATGTTAGAGTATTGTATTCAAGATGTTAAGTTAACTTCATTACTTTATAAAAAACTTTTAGAAAAAGGATTTAGTAAAGAAAGTATAGAGTTAGAACACGAAGTAGCAAACATACTTAAAGCACAAGAAGATAAAGGTTTTGGTTTTGATGAAGAAAAAGCTAAGGACTTACACGTTAAGTTATTAGGTAAGACCCACGATCTTAAATTAAGTTTAGAAAGTAGATTTCCTGATTGGCAAGAAGACTTAGGAGAATTTATACCTAAAGTTAATAATAAAAAATTAGGATATGTAAAAGGCGTTCCAATAAGAAAATCTAAAACGGTAAAGTTTAACCCATCTAGTAGGCAACATATATCAAATAGATTAATTGAATTAAGAAATTGGAAACCTAGAAAGTTTTCTGAAACAGGTTTGCCAATAGTTGATGAAGAAGTTTTAGAAAATTTAAATTACCCAGAAGCTAAAGAATTAAATGAATATCTATTAATTGAAAAAAGATTAGGTATGTTAATTGATGGCAAGCACGGTTGGTTAAAGGTAGTTAAGAAAGGAAGAATACATACTAACTACATTACTAACATTACTACAGGAAGAATGAGCTCTCGTTCTCCTAATCTACAACAAGTGCCTACTATTAATTCGCCTTATGGGAAAGAATGTAGAGAATTATTTATTCCAACATTAGGATATGTTTTAGTTGGTGCAGACGCAAGTTCGTTAGAAGCACGTTGTTTAGCTCATTATATTTATAATTATACTGGTGGAAAAGAATATGTAGATTTAATTTTAAATGGAGATATTCATTCTTATAATCAAAAGAATTTAGGTTTAAAATCTAGAGCATTAAGTAAAACACTACTTTATGCAGTTTTATATGGAGCGAGTGCTCGTCGAGTACACGAGATATTAAATTGTTCTTTAAGTGAAGCTAAAGAAATACTAGATAAGTTTTATAGAGTATTACCTTTTCTACAAGAAATTAAATATGACATTATAGATAAGTTAGAAGGCGTAGGTCATATAAAAGCTATTGATAAAAGAATCTTAACAATAAGAAGTAATCATTCAAGTTTAAATGCACTAATTCAAAGTTGCGGTGCAATACTTATGAAAAAAGCATTAATAATACTTTGGAATAAATTAAAGTCTAAAGACGCTTTTGTCATAGCAAACATACACGACGAATTTCAAATAGAATCTAAACCTGAGATAGCAGATGAAGTAGGGCAGTTAGCGGTAGATAGCATTAGGGAAGCGGGAGAACATTTTAAACTACGTGTACCTTTAGGAGCTGAATACCGTGTCGGAAAAAACTGGGCTGAAACCCATTAATAGAAATTGGAGAAGGTGGGCTTCTAATGCTTTGTGCAATCAAAGAATTCGTCAAGGACACGATTGCGGTTTAAGTATAGATGAACTAATTTTAATAACTCCAAGTCATTGTCCTTGTTGTAATACTGTTTTAGAGCCACAAGGCAAACAAACTAACTCACCTTCTGTAGATAGATTAGATTCTACAAAAGGTTATGACAAAAATAACATTTGGGTAATTTGTCATTCTTGTAATTTAAGAAAAGGAAATACGAAAACACCAGAGACTTTATACAAAATTGCTGACGCTTGGTGGGCAAAACTGAAAGAAAGACAATGCAAGTAATAATAGTTCTTCACGACAAAGAAGAAGGAGACAAAATAGAATTTAGTATTTTTGAAAAATACAATGATGGAGAAACACCAGAAGAAATGGCAAGTAGCCCAGCAGTTCAAGTAGGTGCAATCATATCTTCATTTTTAAAATCAATAGAAAAATACGGAACTTACTTAGGTATATTACCTATTATCGAAAGCCAAGAAGAAGAATTTAATGAAAATGATTTTAGAGACAAAATTAAAAAAAGAGACGGAAACGTCATACACGTTAATTTAAATAAAATAAAACCTAAAGGAAACGCATAATGAGTACATTACTAATTGACGCTGATGTTATAGCTTATCAAATATCTTTTTCTACGGAAGAAGCTATTAGATGGGGTAAAGAAGAAGATGAATACGCTATATGGACTTTACATAGCGACGAACAAGATTGTGTTAGAAAAATTAAAGATTATTACAATAGTATAATTTCTGATACTCAGTGCAAAGAAATTATATCTGCGTTTAGCGATAAAGATAATTTTAGAAAAGATTTATTTCCTGATTATAAACTTAACAGAACTAAACAAAGAAAACCTTTAACATTAAAATTTTGTAGAGATTATATTTATAAACATTATAACGGCTTTTCTAGACCGAGATTAGAAGCAGATGATGTATTAGGTATTTTAGGGACTAGCGATACTATTAAAGGTAATAAAATAATATGTAGTATTGATAAAGACTTAAATCAAATAGCTGGATTACATTACAATCCAACACTTAAAGAATTTTACGGCATTACTCAAAAACAAGCTGATTATAATTTTTATTATCAATGTTTAGTTGGAGACGCTACTGATAATTATAAAGGAGCTCCTTCTTATGGTGATGTAAAAGCAAAAAAAGTTTTAACTACTAAAAGTAAAAACTTATGGAAGATTGTTAAGGATTGTTTTATTGAACAAGGCTTAACAGAAGAAGACGCTTTAACACAAGCACGTTTAGCTCGAATACTTAGAAATACTGATTACGATTTTAAAAATAAACAACCTATTTTATGGAGTGGAAATGACAAATAAAAATATGTTTGATGAAGTATTTCCACAAGGCAGACAGGTAGGCGGAAAACATTATAAAAATTTTCGCATTCAGCCGTATGAGTTTATATCTAAAAACAATCTTAGCTTCTTTCAAGGAAACGTTGTGAAATACGTTTGTAGATACTTGAACAAAAATGGAATAGAGGATTTAGAAAAAATAATTCACTATTGTCAATTAGAAATTAAAAAAATTAAAGATGTAAAAAACAATGTGTTTAATAGTAAGCAGGTAATTACTGAAAAAGAATGGTTAAAAAGATTTAACAAGGATAAAAAATAATGAATGATAATATTGTTAAAAAATGGAAAAAGAAAACTTGGATAAATGCAGATATTTTATTTGAAGACGAGTTTTATGCAAAAACACCTGATTTAAATAAAACGTTCCCACCAAGTATAAAAGCAACTTACACAGTAATTGGACAAAACTCTACAAGATCAACTTTAGAAGAATTACCAATAGATAATAAAAATGAAAAAACTACTGAACAAGATACTGACTTGGATCAAGATATATCCACCAAAATATAAATTTGTATTAGTCTTTTGGGAAGACGCAAACTCCGATAGCACTTGGAACGATTTAGAATTTATAGAAGATATGCTTCCTACTATTTGTCTTAGTGTTGGTTTTCTTATTAAAAAGACAGACAATTCTTTTGTATTAGCTTCTGACTTTACAATTGAAGAAAAAAACGACGATTTTATTTTTGCTGACGGCGGAAATACTATGGTCATACCTACCAAAAACGTACTCAAAGTAGTACCAATCCCCCTTAAAATACAACCCAAATAGTTGCTCTCTTGGATATAACTTATGATTTCACAAGAATTAATTAACTATCTGGAAAAACAATTCCCAGATAAATGCCCAGATTTAAACGATAATGAAAGAAAAGTGTGGTTTAAAGCAGGTCAATCAAGTGTCGTATCTCATTTAAAAAAGATCTTAAATGAAAAAGAAAACAATATTTTAAAAGAAACAATAATAGGAGATATTAAATAATGTGTGGATTTTCTAGACCGTCATTACCACCTCCTCCTCCAACCCCAGCTCCTCCCGCAACAGAAGTTAATGCTAATAGTGCAAGTTTAAGAGAGAATGCTCCTAAAGCTGTGCAAACTAATACATCAAGTTCAGTTAGCTACTCTAAAAAAAGAGGGAAACAAGCTTTAAGAATACCTTTACAAGTTAATGTTGGATCGAGTGGTACTGGTGCAAACGTACCTTAACAATAAATTATAATTATGCACAATTATACAACAGCTAAATCAAGATATAATACGCTAGAGGCAATACGAGATCCTTTTCTCGATCGTGCTCGGGACAGTGCTGAGTTTACGATCCCATCTATTATGCCTCGTGATTATCACAATAGGCATACTATTCTATCAACGCCATATCAAGGCATAGGTGCAAGAGGTACTAACAACCTTTCTTCTAAACTACTTCTAGCTTTACTTCCCCCAAATCAACCTTTCTTTAGACTAACACTTGACGAGTTCACGTTATCAGAACTTGCTGGTAGAGATGATATGAAAGGCGAATTTGAAAAAGCTATGGGTTCAATAGAACGTGTAGTTATGAACGAAATGGAAGTTAATAATTTTAGAACAGCATTATTTGAAGCTATTAAACATCTTATTATTTGTGGAAACGTTCTTCTTTATATTACTCCAGAATTAAAAATGAAAGTTTATCATTTAGATCGATATGTCATAAAAAGAGACGGTATTGGAAATATATTAGAAATTATTACAAAAGATATGGTTGCTCCATCTTCTTTAACAGAAGAACAAAAATTATTAATAGATGGAGATAGAAGTAAAGACGGATATGAAGACACAATAGAAATTTATACTTGTGTTAAAAAATCTGAGAACGGAAAAAAATGGGAAGTACACCAAGAGATAAATGAAAAAATAGTTCCTTCTTCTATTGGTAGTTACCCAATTGATAAAAACGCATTTATACCTCTTAGATATACTTCAATTGATAATGCTGATTATGGTCGAGGATTTATTGAAGAATACATCGGCGACCTTCGTAGTCTTGAAGCTTTATACAGAGCTGTTGTTGAAGGATCAGCGGCGGCAAGTAAAGTTCTTTTCTTAGTAAAACCTAATGGCAGTACAAGACTTAAAACTTTATCTGAAAGTCCTAACGGTGCAATAAGAGAAGGTAACGCAGAAGATGTAACTACACTTCAAGTTAATAAATTCTCAGATTTTAATATTGCATTTCAAACAATGAAATTAATTGAAGAAAGATTACAATTTGCTTTTATGCTTAATACTTCTGTTCAAAGAAATAATGACAGAGTTACAGCAACAGAAATTAATTATGTGTCTAAAGAATTAGACGATAGTTTAGGTGGTTTGTATTCTTTATTATCACAAGAATTACAATTACCTTTGATTAATAGATTAATGCATCAAATGGAAAAAAAGAAAGCGTTACCAGCTTTACCTAAAGAAAGCATACGTCCTAAAATAGTTACAGGACTTGAAGCTTTAGGTAGATCAAGTGACCTTCAAAGATTAAATATGTTTGTCACTCAATTACAACCTTTTGCACAACAATTGATGACATATTTAAATTTAGATGAATATGTAAAAAGAGTTGGAACATCATTAGGTGTTGAGATGGAAGGTTTGATTAAATCTCCACAACAAGTACAAGCTGAACAAATGGCTATGCAACAACAAATGATGATGGAACAAAATTCCCCTGCCGTAGTAAAAGAAGGTATGGGTATGGTCAGGGATAGTTTTAAAAACCAAAGGGAGAAAAACATTAAGAAGGAGAAATAATGGTTGATAAAGTAGAAATGCCTGTCGAAGAAGTAAAAGAGACACAAGAATATTTAGACGAAATGTCTAAAAAGGCTGATGGTGCAAATAATGTTGCAAACAATGAAACAGCCCCAAGTGAAGAACCTAAAAAGGAAGAACTGATACTTGGTAAATTTAAATCACAAGAAGATTTAATCAAGTCTTATCAAGAACTTGAAAGAAAACAAACTGAGCTTAATAAGCCAAAAGAAACTAAAGATGAAAAACCTTTAGAAGCTAATCAAAAAGTAAATTTTGATTTTTCTTTAGCTCAAAAAGAATTTGATGACACTGGAGAATTAAGTGAAAAAACAATTGAATCTTTAGAGCAAGCTGGCTTACCTAAATCTTATATAGATAATTATATTGCAGGTTTAGACGCTGTTGCAAAACAATTTGAACAACGAGCGTTTGAAAGCACAGGTGGCGAAGAAAATTATAAACAGATGACAGATTGGGTTAGTAAAACTTTATCTGAATCTGAAATAAAACAATTTAATGATAACATTGGTAGAGATAATGATACTGCATTATTTACAATTAAAGGTATGTATGCACGTTACTCTGCTGAAACTAGAGAACCTAATTTAGCTACAGGTTCTAATGCACAACAATCTGGATCAGGATATGAAAGTATTGGTCAAATGAAAGCTGATATGGCAAATCCTAAATATGCTACAGATAGTGCATTTAGAAAAATGGTAGCTGACAAGGTTTCTCGATCTAAAGTTATCTAAATAAAATTCAAAGGATAAATTGCTGTCCTTGAATAGCAAGTAAAAGTAAGGCTTAACCCGTCTGAGGACGGATAATTCTGAAACTGAAATTACTACGCTTTATTAGCAACAACCTATAATAACAAAAGGAGATATATATAATGTCAAATTATACTGTATCAAATATAGGTCAGAATGCTGGTCAAGGTAGTACTACAGCTTCTTTTCTGAAAATTTTCAGCGGAGAAGTTATTACTGCTTTTGAAACAGCAAACTCGACTCTAGACAAACACTTAGTTAGAACAATTAGTTCTGGCAAAAGTGCACAATTCCCAATCGTAGGTAAAGCTTCGGCGAGTTATCATACAGCGGGAAATGAAATCACTGGTGGTTCAATAACTCACAATGAGAGAACAATCTCTATTGAGAACTTATTAATTGCACCTGTGTTTATCGCAAAAATAGACGAAGCTATGTCTCATTACGACGTAAGATCTATCTATTCGAAAGAATTAGGCAGAGCTCTTGCGAACCAGATGGACAAGCACGTTTACCAAAACCTTATCTTAAATAGTAGAGGTTTAGCGGCTTCTCCGCAAGTGGCTGGTCAGCAAATAACTGACGCAGACTTTGCAACGAACGCTACTTCTGCTGCTGCTTCTATTTTTAGTGCGGCTCAGAAATTAGATGAGAAAGATGTACCAGCTGACGACAGATATTGTGCTGTTAGTCCTGCGGTATATTACAATCTAATCCAAGCAACTACTGTTATAAACAGAGATTGGGGTGGATCAGGTTCTTACTCTGATGGTAAAGTTTTAAAAGTTGCAGGTATTAACATTGTACCTACAAACAATTTACCATCTTCAAACATTACAACTGGTGTTGACGCTGGTTCTTCTACAAGCTTTGCAGGGAACTTCTCAACTACTGTTGGTGTTGTTTGGCAGAAAAATGCGGTTGGAACTGTTAAGTTAATGGACTTGTCTACTGAGATGGATTACCAAATCCAAAGACAAGGTACGTTACTTGTAGCTAAATACGCTATGGGTCACGCTCCATTGAACCCAATTTGTTCAATCGAAATCAAAACTGCGTAATTAATTACGTTTGTTTTATTTGGGAGGCGGGGAAACTCGCCTCTCATAACCTATTTAATTTTATATATGACACTTACAGTTACTACAAAACTCGAAGCAGTTAATACTATGCTTACGTCGATAGGAGAAAGTCCTGTTAACACAATAACATCTTCAACTACAACAGACGTTTCTATTGCTATTCAAATTTTAGATAATGTTTCAAGAGAAGTACAAAGTGTTGGTTGGTATTTTAATACTGATACTAATTATAAATTAGTTAAAAATACTTCTGGTGAAGTTGATTTACCTTCAAATTGTTTAAGAGTAGACAACTCTAATCAAGACGCAGATTTAGATTTAGTAGAAAGAGGTAGAAAACTTTGGGACAGAGAAAATCATACTTTTATAATTAATAAAGATATTAGAGTTAACATTACTTGGTTTTTAGATTTTCAAGATTTACCTGAGACAGCTCGAAGGTATATCACTATTAGAGCGGCAAGAATTTTTCAAGATAGAATGTTAGCTTCTGAAACACTACACACGTTTCATCAAGTTGACGAAATACAAGCGTTGTCAGCTTTAAAAGAACACGAAGGAGATACTAGAGATCATAGTATTTTTGATAACTACAGTACATACAGAGTTATAGACCGAGACAATTATCAACCGACTAAAACTACAATTACAGATGAATAATGAGTGCAAGATTAATTTCAAATTCAATTCCAAATTTATTGAATGGAGTTTCACAGCAACCCGACACTGTAAAACTTCCTAATCAAGCAACTATTCAAGAAAATGGTTTATCAGATATTATTACAGGTTTAGGTAAAAGACCGCCTACAGAACATATAGCAAAATTAAATAATGATACTTTAACAAATTCTAAAGTACATATTATTAATAGAGACACTACCGAACAATATGTTGTCTTATTAAATAATCAAAGTTTAAAAATTTATGATATTAATGGTAACGCAAAAACATTAGTTACACCTGATGGTCTTACTTATTTAACTTCAACAAATCCAAAAAAAGATTTTAATTTAGTAACTGTTGCTGATTATACATTTATAGTTAATAAAACTATTGATACTGCAAAATCAGGAACGCTAAGTGCGTCTAGACCAGATGAAGCATTGTTTTATGTTAAAAATGGTCAATATAAAACTACATACGAAATTACTATAGATGGAGCTAGTGTAGCTAGTTATCAAACATTAGATAATTCTACTTCATCTAATGCTAGTTCAATTACAACAGATAATATTGCAACAGAATTGTATAATGATTTAGTTGCTAGTTTATCAGGTTATACTATTAACAGAGACGGTTCTATTATTTATGTTTCAAAAAATTCTGGAACATTTACAGCTTCGGTATCAGATGGTTTAGGCGGTGACGGTTTAATAATAGTAAAAGATAAAACTAATTCTTTTGCTGATTTACCATACAAAGGTTATACAGATTTTGTTGTTGAAATTGTTGGAGACAACGGTAGTGAATACGATAATTATTTTGTTAAATGGGACGGTGACGCTTGGGTAGAAACAGTTAAAGACGGATTAGACAATGCGTTTGATGTTACTACAATGCCCCATCTTTTAATAAGAACTGCTGATGGTAATTTTAGATTTTGTAAAGCTGATGGATCAACTTATACTATTAGTAGTACAACTTATACTCAACCTGAATTTGCACCAAGAACAGTAGGAGACGAAACAACAAGTCCAGACCCTACGTTTGTTGGTAAAAAAATTAATGACATATTCTTTTATAGAAATAGACTAGGTTTTCTATCTGATGAAAACGTAATCTTTTCTAAAGCTGGAAAGTTTTTTACTTTCTGGGCAACTACAGTAACTACTGCAATTGATGATGATATGATTGACTTAGCTGTTAGTCATAACAAAGTTTCAATTTTAAAATACGCTGTGCCTTTTAATGAACAGTTAGTTTTATTTTCGGATCAATCTCAATTTACTTTGGACGCACAAGAAATACTTTCAGCTAAAACAGTTTCAATAAATCAAACTACTGAATATGAAATTGATGATAGTGCAAAGCCGTTAGGTCTTGGTCAAAACATTTATTTTGGTATTGCTAGAGGTAGTTACGCTGGTGTTAGAGAATATTATGTTAATACTGACACTGATATTAAAGACGCATTAGATACTACTGTTAATTTACCTAGATATATTGAAGGTGCATTAACTGCACTAAAAGGATCGTCAGCAGAAAATACTTTATTTGGATTTGCTTCTGGAGAAAGAAATTCTTTATTTGTTTATAAATATTATTTTGACGCTGGATCTAAAGCATTACAAAGATCTTGGTCTAAATATAAGTTTGTTACTACTGATATTATTTTAGATGGAGATTGTATTCAAAATTATCTTTACGTTGTTATTAAAAGAAACGACGGTACTTATTTAGAAAAGATGAATTTAAAAACTAATGAAGTAGACCAGAATTTAACTTTTCCTATTCTATTAGATAGAAAAACAAATTTATCAGGTTCGTATAATGCAAGTACAAATAAAACTACTTTTACTTTACCTTACGAAGAAACTAATCCTATGGAAGTAGTTTTAGGTGGTTCTTGGTCTTCAACACAAAGAGGAAGAAATATTGCTATAGCCAGTTCTACAAATACAACATTAGTTGTTAACGGAGATTATTCAGCTAACCCTGTTATTGTTGGAAGAAAATACACTTTTAAATATCAATTTCCAACTTTCTTTGTAAGAGAACAAAAATCTTCTGGTAACACATCAACAGTTAACACTGGTAGATTACAATTAAAAAATATGTCTCTTACATTTGGAGACACAGGTTATTTTGAAGTTAATTTAACTCCATTAGCAAGAAGTACATCTATTTATAAATTTACAGGGCAAACATTAGGTTCTAGTACATTAACTATTGGTCAACCTAATTTAGAGAGCGGAACGTTTAAGTTTCCTATCCAATGTAAAAACACAGACACAGTTATATTCGTTGCTTCCGATAGTTACTTACCTTGTAATTTATTATCGGCAGAATGGGAGGGAGTATTCTCTGTTCTTTCTCAAAGAATTATAACCTAATGAAAATAGATGAAATAGAAACAACAAGTAAGCATATAAAGTTATTAGCAAAGAATTTAAGACCAGAAGATGAAAGAGAAATAGTTTCTAAAACTGGTACAACAAATTTACAAAAGACTTTACTTAAAGGATTTACAATGACTGATTATTGTAGATCGTTTTTTGTTGATGATAAAATTGCAGGTGTATACGGAGTAGTTGCGTCACTAGATGACAAAAACATTGGATCTCCGTTTTTACTATGCACACCTAATATTAAGAAAATTAAAATAAAGTTTTTAAGAGAGTGTAGAAAAAGAGTTCAAGAAATGCAAGACAAGTTTCCTGTGTTATTTAATTATATAGATAGTCGAAACCAATTACATTTAACTTGGCTTAAATGGTGTGGTTTTAAAATTATAAACGAAAAAAAATTTAATGATGTCCTGTTTTATGGATTTTTAAAGGAGAAAAATAAATAATATGTGTACAATGGAAGCGTATGTTGCGGCTAGAGTTTTTCAAGGATACAATCAATATCAAACTGATAAAGCTAAAGCTAAAAACATAAATGATACGGCAACAGCTAACGCAGAAAGATTAAGAAACGAAGCTATCTACACAGATAATTCTCTAATTAGAAGTCAAGAAAGTGAAAAAGATAAAGCGGCTTTCCAAAAAGAACAAGTACAAGAAAAGAAACTTTTAACAGAAGGTACTGCTAAAGTTGCTTTCTTTGAAAAAGGTCTTGGTGGTAATTTATACAACACAATTCTTGGAGATATTGCCAGACAAGGGGCAAAACAATTTAATACAATTGATTTAAACTACGAAAACAAATTACGTCAAATTACAGACGAAAGATTAATGTATAATCGAAAATATACTAATCAAATTATTTCTTTACCTAGAGCATACAAACCTAGTTTTATGACTTATGCGTTAGAAACGGCAGTAGATATTGGTGGTATGTACGTTATGAATCAAGCACCTTCAACGCCAAAGGTTTCTCGATATGATGGGGCAAGCTCAATGGGTGATTATATGAAAAATCCAACAGGATATAGCGGGAGCAGTTAATGGCTAAGATTAATACGGATATAGGTGTAAATATAAATTTAGAAAATGCACCAGTAACAAAACCTATTTTAGATGTTGGCTCAGAAAAAATAGTAGGTAAAGATAGATTTCAAGCATTAGCTGATACTCTTGCGGCTATTAACCCAACAATAAAACAACTTGCTGACAAACAATTAAAACAAGAAGCAAAACAATCGTTTGAACAAGGTCAAGCACAGATTAATGGTATGACTTTAGATCAAGCACGTCAGGCACACAAAAGCGGATTTCCTGATATTTACAATGGTTGGGCTAGATATGGTGCATACAAACAATATGCAATTAATTCAGTAGATAATTTTGTTCAAGATTTTAAAGATCAATACGTTTCAAAAAGATATGAAAGTAATTATAATTGGCAAGATCACTACAACGAGCTTAGTCAACAATATTTATCTGATAAAGAAGGAGACGAATTTTTTGCATCAGCTTATAATCAAGGTACAGCAGAATTAAGAAGATGGTTAAACGTTAAAGAATTTGAAAAACAACAAGAAGAATTACAATATAAAGTAATTGGTAATGCTTCTTTATCTTTACAAAATTTACCTACAAAAGTTGAAGAACAATTAGAAATTGCTTTTTACAATGCTAACCCTATCGAAACGTTAGGTAAAGATTACAAAGAAAAGAAAGCTAAATTCTTTCAAGAGAATATGTCTAAAACATTTGTAGATATGTTCTATAACCTTAAAGAAAATAGAAACCCTGCGTTATCTTTAGCTGATTACGATGAAGTTGTGCTAAGTGAAGCTGAATTACACGCTAAATTAGATGGTAGGTTTGCCGCTGAATATATTACTCTATTAACTACAAATAGACCAGATGGATCTCCAGCTATTATAAACAATCCTAAATTTCAAGGTAGAGTAAGTAATTTAGTTGAAAAATTAAATGAAGCAATAAAATTAAACGCAGACACTGCTAATTGGTTTAATGGGAACGTAGCTTCATTACCTAAAACAGATAGAACTAAATTAGGTTCAGATATTTTTGATAAAGAATACAGAATTAGAAAATCACAAGGTATGTCTAATGCTGACGCTTTCTTATCAACTACTATGTCTTTAATGACGGGTATGCAAAAGAATGAGCCTATTAAACAAATTGAAGATTTATTAGCTAAACCTGTTACTGGTCAATATACAGAAGATAACAAACTTGCTCTAGAAGTTTATGCCGCTTTAGATAAAGCTGGTATTACTGGTATTTATTTTAAAGAAAACGATAAAAATAAATATTTATTTTATGTTGCTAACGTTAAAAGTAAAGCAGGGCAAGATCCAAGAGATATTGTAAGAGAACTTGGAACAGCAAATACAATTACTAAACAAGTTTCTCAATTAACGTCAGAAGATAAAAAATCATTACAAACAGCTTCGGGTAATATGGCTTATGCACCAAACCAAGAATTATTTTATATGGTGGCACAGTATTTTAAAAATATTAATACTGATATTAATAATGATGATTATATAAATCAAACTAAAGATTTTATTGATAAACATTATTCAAATATTAACGGTAGATGGGTAAGTAAATTTAAAATTAATCAATTAGGCACAACACCAGATAAATACGATACTTTTAAAATATCTGCCATAGAATTACTTAAAGAAAAATTAAACGTTGATAAGAAAATTATTCAAGAAGTTGATTTAGTAGGATTTTCTTTAGATGAAACAAACATTGACGTAGGTTCATATTTAGGAACTAAAATTGATAGCGTAGATTTAAATAATTATGAATTAATAGTCGACGATACTCGTGACACTTTATATTTCAAAGAATCTGATGGAACATTATTAGATGTACCTGCAACAGTAGAATACAAAAACGGACAAACAGTTTGGTTAGAAGTTCCTATTGGTCTTGTTAAACAAAGAATTGAAGAAAAAGAAGCTAAACAAAGAGAAATTAATAATAATTTAAGAATGAAGAAAGACGCTGAATTTAGAAAAAAACAAAAAAGATTAAGAGAGTTAGAATCAATGGGAGTTAGTGCAGGAAATTTAGGACAAGGAGAATTATTTAAATTTTAAATATTATGGCAAATATAAATTGGGATTTTATTTCAGAACTCGAAGGTAAAGGCGTAAAGAAAGCTTATGTACCAAGTGAAAACTCTGGTGTTACTGTTGCAACTGGATTTGATCTAAAAGAAAAAGATGTCAATACATTAAGTCAAATGGGTATTTCTACAGATACAATTGACACTTTATCTAAATTCTTTGGTATGTCTGGAGCTGAGGCTGAAGAAGCTTCTAAAGGATTTGAATTAACTGACGCACAAGTTACTGAAATCGATAAAGCAAGTCATAACTGGTATACAGATCAAGTAATTAAAACTTACAACTCACATAACCCTGTAAAACCATTTGAAGAATTATCACAAGCACAACAAACTGTATTAGCTTCTGTAGGATTTCAACACGGAACTTCTTTTACTAGAAAAGATGGTTCAGATATGAATTTTATTAAACAAGCGGCTAGTGGAGATTGGGACGCTGTTTTAGGTAATTTAAGAAACTTTGGAGATCAATTCTCTACAAGAAGAAATAAAGAAGCTGATTTACTAGAGACAGAAAAAAAAACTCTTGATGTAAGAAAATTTACACCAATAGATATTACTAAACAAAAGTATTTATGGTCAGAAGAACCTGATGTAAGTCGTGGTTTGTTTTTAGATCAAGCATACAACGCTAGTGAATTACAAAAATTTATTGAAGAAGAAAGAACTGTTCCTGAAATATTAAAAGCTACAATTCAAGAGAACACTATATTTGCAAATGCTTGGGAATTATTTGCGACTCCAACTTTTATGCAACAAGATGGTTTTAGTTGGGATAATAATAAAGAAGAATTTGACGCTGTAATTAAACAATATAATTTAAATGATGAATTTGCAGATAGTTTAGTTGGTGCATTAAATAGTGATCATTTAAAATATCTTGCGGAGAAAGCGTCTAACCATCAAAAAAATGCAGAACTATTAGCTTCATTAGGTTGGAAAGGTATAGCATTACAATTCGGTACTTTTATTTTAGATCCTGTAAATTTATTAGGATACGGAGCTTTAAATAAAGTAATGAAAGGTGGTCAGTTTTTAACTGGTCTAACAAGAAGACAAGAATTTCTTAAAAAAGGTTTAGCTTATGGTGCTTTGGAAGGGGCTTTGTATTCTCCAATAGCGGCTAACAACCCTACAATGGGCTTAAATGACGTGCTTATCGCCTCAGCTTTAGGTGGTACTCTTGGAGGGGGTATATCCGCCCTTACCGCAAAACATTTAAAGAATGTTGCTAGAGCAACTCAAAAACAGGATTTAATTGAAAATGGATTAAAACCTACTGACAAAGCTAATAAAACTATATTTAAAAACACTAAACATTCTTTAAAAAATAAAAAACTTATTAATGATTTAAATGATACTTCGTTAATTGATAACGTTGAATTGTTTTTTCCTAAATTAAGAAACTTACCTTTTGCATTTGGTTTATTTAGTGCAAACAGATCTGGAACTTTAGGTTCATCAATATCTAAAAAAGTTAGGTTATTTAATTTTAAATCATTAGAAGAACCAGTTGGTTACAAAGATGTAAAAACTGGTAAAGCCGCAGTTCAAGACACAACTGTTGAAATGGCTAGAGATCAAGTTGTTATGCAAGCTCATAGTACAGTCTACACTAATGTAGGCGAAGCTATGAAAGGATATTTAAAAGCAAGAGGCTACGGTGCAGTAAAAGGTTTCTTTCAATTTGGTCTTAAAACACAATTTATGCACGACACTAAGAGAGTGATTATTGCTCTTAGTAGACAAGAAAAGAAATTTAAATTAAGTGCTGGAGAACAAGCATTATTAAGAGATCCAAATTTAGTTAAAGCGGCAAATGCTTATGCAGACGGTTTTCAACTATGGGCTAAATTATTAAAAGAAGCTGGAGTTGAAGGTGCAGAAGATTTAGCACAAGACACTGGTAGATTTTATGTACCAAGAAAAATAAGTTTAGAGAGTTTTCAACAATTAGAAAAAAGACTTGGGGAAGAAGGTGTAGAAGATTTAATTACCCAAGCTATTGCTAATCAACAACCATTATTAAATAGATTAGATAACCCAATTGCTAAAGCTGAAAAAGCAAAAGTTAAAACACCTGATGGTAATAAACAAATATCTATTACTAAAGCTAGAGCATTAGCTAGGGTGATAGTGAAAGCGGCTAAATACAATAGTCGTATGGGTGGTTTTGATATTGAACAGCTTATAAGAATTAAAAACCCTGAGATGTTAAGAGAATACATTGATGATGTATTTTCTAATTTAACACCAGAACAAAGAGATACTTTATTTGATGGTTTAAAAAATCAAATTAGTGTTTTAACTTCGGGAAGATTTAAACAAAGAATTAGATTAAACGAAAACTTTGAAACAACTATTAACGGTCAAAAAGTACGTTTAGATGAACTCTTTGAAAATGATGTAGATTTATTGTGGCATTCATACACTAATGAAATGGCTGGCTGGTATTCATTATCAGATAGATTAGGTATCAAAAGTAGAAATGAATGGTTAAAATACAAAAACGAATTATTTAATGATATTGACACATCTTATCGTGATCCAGATTCTATTCCAGAATTTAAAAAATTAAAAAACAAAGCTCAAAGAATAGCTGGCGGTAAATTTATTGCCCAAGAAGAAAAAGATACAATTGACAGTTTCTTTAATAATCTTATGGGACGATCTACTGAATCAGGCGACCCAACAGTCGGTGTAAATAAATGGTTAGCTAATTTAAGAAGATTTAATTTTATTAGAGTATTAAACCAAGTAGGTATAGCACAGTTACCTGAGTATGGAGTAGCTACATCACAACAAGGATTTAGAGTTTTATTAAATGAAATACCTGCATTTAGAAAATTATTTTCTGACGCACAAGCTGGAAAAATTGAAGATACATTTTATAAAGATTTAGCTGTAATTGGATCATCTAATGGGGACGATTACATATTTAGACAATTCCAAGCTATAGACGTTTTAGATAGAGGTGTTTCTCAATTAGATACATCTGCTAGAGGTAAGTATGGCAAAGCTGTTACTAACACTTTAGAAAAAGGAACAGGACACGCCTCTGGACTTATTCATATAGATAGAAACCAACGAAGAATAGCTATGAGATTGTTTATTCATAGACTAGCAGAAGATTTAATAGATGTTTCTAAAGGCGGTAAATTTATAGACGAAATATCTAAAGGAAGATTAAATAGATATAGAGTTTTAGGATTATCAGATCAAGATTTAATTGCATTAGCAAAAGAATTTAATAGTCCAAATGTTGTTACAGAAGTTACAGGTTTAGGACGTAGAGTTTTACAATTTGATTTTGTTAATTTTAAAGATCAAAATTTAGTTAAGAAGTTTGGTATTGCAGTTAATAGATATACTAAACGAGCAGTCCAATACAATATGATTGGAGACACTAATAGATTTTTTTCTGACAGCAAATGGGGAAAAACAATGTCTCAATTCAGACAGTTTATTATGACTGCTTGGAGTAAACAGTTTTTACATAACGTAGCTATGGGAGATTTCCAAACATTTTCTATGTTTATGTATACATCATTAATTGGCGGTGCTTCTTATATTGCACAATCTCATTTCAATACTATTGGTATGAGTGATAATGAAAAGAAAGCATACCTTAAAAAGAAACTTGGTAATCAAGGAGACTATACTAAAGTTGCATTAGCTTCTTTTCAAAGAGCTGGCTGGTCTTCTGTAATGCCTCCGTTTATGGATATGGTTTTAGGTCAAGTAGCTCCTGAATATAGATTTAATACTAGATCATCAGGACAAGAAATGAATCTTATTACTGGAAACCCCACTTATGATTTAGGTGAGAAAACTTTTAGTATAGCTGGTTCGTTTTTGAAAACTATGTTTAATTCAGATTACAACTTTTCTAAACAAGATTTAAATAGAATAATGAGAATACTTCCATATCAAAACTTATATGGAATTAACCAATTACTAAATTACATAAGAGATAATTCTGGATTACCAGATCAAGGAACAAGGAGTTTATATTAAAGTATGTCATACGCAATAAATACATATACGGGAGACGGAAGCACAGTAAATTACAGTGTTACTTTCCCTTACATTGAACAAGCACACGTTGTTGTTACTCTAGATGGTGTAACTAAAACTTTAAATACAGACTACAGTTTTACTACTTCTTCAACTATTACTTTTACAACAGCACCTTCTGCTAGTGTAGTTATTAAATTTACTAGAAGTTCAAGTAGAAATGCACGATTAGTAGATTATCAAGATGGGTCTACATTAACAGAAGCTACTCTTGACCAAGACGGGAATCAAAGTTTTTATATAGCACAAGAAGCCATTGATATTACTGATAACAATATTAGTCTTAGTGTGGCGACAGATCAGTGGGACGCTTTAAATAAAAGAATTACTAACGTAGCTAACCCAGTTAATAACAATGACGCAGTTAATAAAACTTATTTAGAAAACACTTGGTTATCAACTTCAGACAAATCTAACTTAACTACCGTAGCAGGAATAAGCGGTGCAGTAAGTACAGTAGCAGGAATTAGTTCAGCAGTTTCAGGAGTTAATTCTAACAATGCAGATGTTTCAACAGTTGCAGGTCAAATATCTCCAACAAATAATATTTCTACATTAGCAGGAATTAATGTTGACATAACTGCTGTAGCAAATAATAATGCAGACGTTTCAACTGTAGCAGGACAGATTTCACCAACTAATAATATTTCTACACTTGCAGGATTAGATACAGAAATTACAGGCGTCTATAATATTAGAACGAATGTCACTAACGTAGATGGAAATTCAGCAAACATAAATTTAGTTGCAGGACAAATTTCACCTACTAATAATATTTCAGCACTAGGTGCTGTCAGTTCACAAATTGGAACTTTAGGTGCATTAGGAACTGAAATAACAAACCTAAA